ACTGATGTCGTTTCTGAGGGATTCTTTAAAAAATTATCAATAGAGTAATATGTCAATCCACCGAGTGTGTTTTTCGTAATTTTTAGAGGTTCATTTGGCTCTAAAATTTTAAACATGTCATCACGATTTATATAATTAAATTCTTCACTCACTTCACGAACCTTTTTTACTACCTCTTTTTAACATTTTTTCACGCATCTTGGCTGCCTCTTCTCCCACATCATCGAACTGCACTATATTTATACCACATATAGATTGGTTTGTCAAGTGCTAAATTGATATTTCTTTAAGATTTTTTGGACCGCCCCAAAATCCAGGCGCAAGAACAAATCCTAAAAACTTACCTTTTGTCGCTGGACTTTCAACTCCAAGTGCGACACTGGGTCTATCTAGGAAGTCAAAGTATTCTAAAAATTGTGACTGCACTAAAAAGACGAATGGTCTTTCTAATTTTACACAATCTCCCTCGTCCACTAAATCAGTGATTGTAGAAAGAACATTTTCCACAGATATCATATCTGCATTTATTACTTTTATGATTGAATCTTCATCTTTACAAATGACTGCTGTTGTGATAATATCACCAATTGTCCAAGTTCTCTTAAAGTCTGGTGGTGCGTCTTGATGATCTGCTGTCGCATTATATGGCAACACTAGCAACAGCATGGTCATCATGGTTGCTATTAGATATTTCATTTTTATCTCTCCATTCCTGTATGGTTTGAGTGAGAGAATCTAGGTAATCATGTTTTTGTTTTATAAATTCTTGCACGGTGCCATCTTCTGTGACCACAAGAATTACTACTTGATTTACGATTATGCCGGTTCTCTCACCAAACATTTCTGCGTAACCTGACCCTTGAATGTAGTAGTTTTCATTCCATGCATCTGTGCGTTCTTTGGTGGAAGTTTTGAAGTCAATAATTGACAACTCACCTTTGTAGTCAGCAATGCAATCAACTCGGCCAGCCACTCTATATTTATCACTATAAAGTCCTGCTTCTTGTGCATATATGTGGTCAATATGACACAGGGCTTGATCTCTCAAAACCTTAAATAAAGTATATGGAAGAAAATGTTTTTGGTGTTCCTTCCATTTTTCAGGCCAGTCAAGATGCACGTTGTTTAGATAGTCCTCACACATATGATGAACTTTTGTGCCTCTTGATGCAGCAGTTCTTGCTATATGGTTTGCAACGTCTTCACCGACACGTTTACGCCACTCAAAAAGTCCTTTCTTGTTACGGACTGACAACACTGTGGTTATAGATGGATACTTATTACCATCTGGTGTTTCATATAAACGTATACCGTTGTTGTTAGTTGCCTTTATCTTCGGGATATTAATCTCGTCTACATGAGTAAATGACATTTGGTTCATCCTGTTAAACTTCTCTCATTCTTGAAACTAAGCGTTCTGCTCTTGCACCCACTTGTACATACCATCTAGAATCAACCATCTCATCTGCGGCACGATTCCAGTTCTTCTCATCGACTCCTGCCTTCATACCACGAAACTTAGACATTCTTGGGTATCCAAGATTGAACATCATGTTCGCAATTATTTGTTGAGCTTCTTCTGGCAAACTCTCAAAGTCTGGATAGAGTTTGTTGCAGTCTGACAATACAATCTCGATATCTGAGTTGAAGGCACTGGCAACTCTATCTTCGGATACAGGTGTTCCGAGGGCCTGACCATTTTCGGGATCAGATTCAATAACAAAATGGCCAATCCCAAATGTAGGATAGCCAAGATGGTCATGGTATATTTTATAAATGCATCCTTCGTCAATTTTCAATTGCTCCCTAAGTTTTTCAACATTCATTTCATTTCTCCTCAGCGGGGAACATGTTGATATTTGCAGATAAACTTCTGCGTTCTCCCTCGCCAGTAAAAGGTAACACACTATGGTTCAACCAAGAGGGAAACATCAGTAATTGACCCACCTCTGGTTTAACATATTGTTCTGTGCTTGGTTTTAGTTTTTTCATATCTGTTGTGCTATTAGTTCCCCAACAAAAACGAGTATAGCCATCAACTAAACCAGAAGCGCCGGTGAGTGATGTGGTTTTTTCACTACCATCTCCACTTGAAATACCCATTGGAACAGTCAAATACATAATGCAAGATAATCCAATATCAGCATCAGATGGGTGATCATGTTCTGGATTGTAGTCTCCAGCATAACTACGATTGACCCACATGGATTTCATCTCTGGACGATACTTCTTTTCATTGCCTGTTACTGAACGATTAAATGTTTTACCATCATCAATAGTGTCGGACTCAACGTAATCCATATATTGATTAGCTAGTCTGCACAAGTACACAGAAAACTCTTCTCCCACATCATCGTCATCATGAGGAAAAATTAATTGGGCAGAATTTTCATGATTTCTTATTTGACCAACAAGACTATTAGACGCATCAATTTGTTTAGGAAACACAGACTCTTCAAAGTAATCGTTCAATTCTTTTGTAATCTCAAGTCCAAAGTTGCACGACATCAAAGTTAATGCCGGTTTTGTATTATATGATATATGCATAATGTTTACTCCAAACCAATCCCCATTTTAGTCTTGTTGATTAAATAACTTCGCACAAAGCCAGACCGAACAATATCACCTATCGTAAACTCTGTGCAGTTGAACTCTTTCATCTCTTCTAGGATACGCATAAAATCATGCAGGCCATTTTTCTCATTGTTCTTAACCAAATCTGTCTGACCAAAGTCACCACAGAAAACAATTTTAGAGTCTTGCCCTACTCTGGTAATAATCGTGTCCAGCTCATGAAAGTTTAAGTTCTGACATTCATCTACTATAATGATACTGTTATCAAATGTCAACCCCCTTAGAAAAGAAGTTGATAGAAAATACAAACTACCCTGTGATTTTAGTTTATCATACAAACCGTTGAACGCTTGCTCATTAGGCATCTTGAACATGAATTGAACCATATTTCTATATGGAACTTGATACAACGCAGCTTTGTCTTCTTCGTCGCCGGGAAGAAATCCAATCTCTCTGGTAGGAATAAGTGACCGAACCAGAATAATTTTATCAGCTGATTTTTTTAAATCCATAATTTCTTGTAGTGCGAGGTAAAGAGAGATAAAAGTTTTTCCTGTTCCAGCTGCACCAAACAAAAATTGATTAAGTCCTTTTTTCCATGTGGAGAAAATAACTTTCTGATTATCTGTGATTGGTTTGATTGTGACCAAATCATTCATGTTTACTTCTTTGTTCTTTTTTGTTGCCATTTTTTACCTCAACTTTATATTAGGGTGAGGGGAGTGACCGGCACACTCCCCTCTGGTGCATAGGCGGATTGACTTCCCAGCTTACATGGATGCTGTGCATCGGTGCTGAAGTGTGATGTTCTCGCCCGCACCGTTTTATTTATTTAAATTTTTCATTTTATTTTTATATTTTTTAGTTACCTTAGTGAACGTGTCTCTTGCCTTTCTTTGACTAGAAGTTCTAGATGTTCCATATTTGCTTGCCATCGGTGATAATGGGTTATTATCTGCGATATTCCCTAATACATCGTTAAACCCAGAATCAGTCTTTGGACCGACACCCATCATATGATCTTTAGTGAGAGCCACAGGTATAAACACTCGTTGTGCATTAGGATTATCTTCTAGATACTTATCATACTCTGCCATGGGCATAGTCTCATCATATTCGATACCACTCTGTAAATTTATAAATGTGTATGTTGGCATCACTACTCCTCCGTAGTTTCTTCAGTTTGTGGATTTCCATGATTCATAAAATTAGGACCAAATCCAGCATATGCATTTGCAGACATGACTATTCTTTTGTCAAAAGTATCATTTGTATAATGAACCAAGCTTGAGGGGAATATTAACATGTCTCCTTCTTTGCAGGGAATATTTATCTTGTTCTGATTGAACGATGGCGCTTCATCAGATAAAAAAGACAAACTGGTTTCGTCACCACCTGTGGACAGATACAACGCACAAGACCAAAAATTAGGATATTCTATGTGACAGTGCGGTTCAACAAAACTCTCATTTTTGTAGTGAGCCACCCACGCATTGAATGTCGCAAACGAGTAGAAAAACATTTTGTTTTCAAAGAAAGACGGTTCAGATTGATTTGGATGTGGAAAATTTAATCTTGTCCTAATACAATAATTCACATGGTCCATAATTCTACCGATAGTAGGACCAGCATCTTCATCAGTATGCAGTTCCCAAACGGTACGCCTGACATTACTTAGATTGTCATTGATTTCTTCATCAAGTTTGTCTTTCGTTATTTCAATCAACTCTTCGCATGTTTTTTTGTTGACTGATGTTTTTAAAATAAATTCATTTCTCATAACAGGAATGTATGAGAAGGCACTGTAGGATGTCATGATATAGCTCCGTTAAAATTCAAACTCCATTTGAGGGTCATCACGTTTTTCATAATAATCAAGTTTAGCCCTCATCTCTTTTATTTTTATATATGATTTTTGTAAATTTTCTTGTAGTTGTGAAACCTCTTTTTTCAAAAAATCTACGTCATCAAAAACTGCTGTTACTTTTCGTTTCTCTTGGTCATCTAACTTGAGATGAAGAGCATTATACATTGGCCGTTCCTCTCTCAGTCTTCTTGCCATGTAATCCCAATACGGTTCTCTGTCCATTAAACCACTCCGGCGTTTGTCGTTTTGTCCATCTTGCGAACCCTGATTTCTTTAATATATAGTATGTCTGATAAGCCATCACTGTGTCCTCACCTTTACAATAGTCAGGCATACATTGCGGTGGATCAGTGAACGGTCCCTCACGATTGATATTGAGAGGTGACGTAGACAAGGTGTTGAGTAACCTCTCAGTGGCATGATGTTTACCGTAACGATGCGTGTATTCTTTTAGTAGAGCATCAAAGTGTTTCCACAACCATCTATAATTCTCAGATGATGCACGAACCCAAATGGTACTAGGATGATTCTTGTGAGCCATCTTGTAGAAACCACCACGATCTGCACGATAATCACCATCAAGAACACGATGAGCAGTTGACAACATTTGAGCAGACTCAAGTATCATCTTGACAACGTGTTTGTCGCACGACATTTGTGCAGCGATTACAGGGTCACGGTCTATGTAGAAAATGTTCATGAAATTACATACTCCTCAGTGTAATATATGTTTCTTTCTTTACCATTTGCATCGAGTCTTCCATGACGATAAATTCTCTCTTCCGAAGTTTCATATCTCCACCCATCAATGTCCACATAACACTTATCACCATTTTCATCAATACAAGTATGATATTCATTATTTTGACATTGTGGACAGCTCTTTATAAATTTACGATATTCTGGAACAGTCATTTTTTGTGGTGGTGCTAATTCTCCTTGCAAGGATAAAGGTATATTAAAAACCTCACCAGTGTCAACGTCTTCATAATGAAATGTTTCTTCATTAACAGAGGATTCCCAAAGCTCAATATCCATATCCTCACTGGATGCACATTTTACTTTTCGACCAGCAGTGCCTTCCGCATACCGTGGATGTTCATCAGCAGTTGGCCAACGATCACAATTTCGTTTTTCTTTCCACCACTTTCCATTATCTCTAAACCAAACACTCATTCTTCTAAACACTCCTTTACTTTCTCAATAAGATTATCAAAGGTGGCATAACAACCACCCACCCATTCGCCATCTTCAAACTCACGAATATCAAGATTACCGCCTGGCCTAGTTTGTCCATCAATAGACAGTTCACCATCTTCCATTAACGATATTTCAATATGTCTCATCTCTTTTCCCATCTATAAAAAATATGGTCACCAATCTCTGTGGTTCTCGTCTTTGTTTTAGCCCAACTTGGTTTGACATAATCAGCGTGATAGTGTGTTGCACCATCTGTTATATCAACGAACTGTATATCATTATGAAGGATTAAGTAAGATAAGTCAAGTATCTTTTGATAAGTTTTTTTATCCTTCACCTCATCACCCACGCCATCACAATACCAACTAAATTGACATCTGTTTTTTATCGGGTAAAACATACCGTTCTTTTTCCAACTCTCTTTGGTCGGCCCTTGAAGAACCACCTCACAGACAGAGTTTGGGAAACGACTATCTTTGACCCGATTGAGCACAACAGCAGACACGGCAAGTCTCCCCGCCGTGCCTTGGTCCCTCGCTTCGTGATACATGTTCATCGCAAGACATTGAACATGTTGTTCATGGTCGTATGTTGGTTTTTCTGTTAAGTTGAGCGGGGATGAAACAACCATCAACCCCGCTGCCATAAGTTCCTTAATCATTCGCCAAGTTGACTTTCAAGATATTCTTCAGCATACTTTTTTGATAGGTCAGTCTTAAAATACATACCAACATCTTCGACCACTTCATCAACGGTGAACTCAGAGTCTCCACCATAGAAGTATCCATCACAGAACTCTTCTACGTCCATCATCAAATTTTTCATCTTACTCATATCCATACTCCTTCATAAAGTTTTCGGTTAAATGACTTTCCATCTCGTATGCTTGGATTTCCCAAGGTCTTTTTGCGTATTCAGTGTTATGGTAGTCTCGGTATTTACCATCTTTACATTTCCACAACTGTTTGTATCCACCACGAAACTTTTCTTTCATGCGACCAGTTGCGCCTTGCCAAACGTGAATCATCTCATGAATAACACACCCGATAAACTCCTCTTTGGAGACAGTCCGGCTCAAACGATGGTCAATCTCAATATGATAATCACGGTTGTCGTTAATTTGAGAACAGAATCCTTGAGCACCGTCCTTAGAAGTATTAGTGAACTCCACAGTGATGTCTAAATCACGATGACGAGGCATCAACATATCCATACACCACCATACGATCTCATCTGCTAGTTCACGGTCTTTTTTGCGACCACCTATGACTTCAATAATAATCATCACTATACATATAATACGACATATGAGAGATATTGTCAAGGAAAATCTTAACACCTAAGTTATTGATTTAAAAGAATGTTGAAACTTTTTTTAATTTTATTTATCGGTGATGTCCAATCTTGAGGTGTTTTTTGTCTAAAAATAGACACTGATTCGTACCAAGGGCTATAATCCATATCACAGGTGAACCATCTCCAATCAGCAGAATAGTGCAATAGAAGGTGTGTAGGAACCCCTAGAGCACCCCCTACATGCGTCATAGCTGTATCAGTGGACACTAGGAGGTCACATTGAGATAGTAAATCTACGGTGTCGGTAAAGTCTTGTATCCTGTCACCGACACGCATCATACCATCAATATCGTGCTCAGAGTCCTTCTGTATGTTGATAAAGTTAATCTTGGGGTTGTCGCATAGATTCTTGATTAGGTCAGGAGAGATGCTTCTTCTCGTATCTCTCTTAGTCGCCTCCCAAGCGACTGCAACATTTAGTCTGTCACTTGACAAGCCCCAATCTTTGTGATAGGTTTCTGTGAGGTATCCACTTGCGAGTGGTATGTCATCAAAAGTTGCGTTAATCAATCTAGGGACACTCAATAAGGGCACTCTGTAGTCAAGGTCAATCACATACTCACCAATACTATCTAACACATTTATGTCATCAAACACATGACTATCTCTCAGCACAGGCGCAAGTGCGTCATAACACAAAAATGTTACATCACCGCATAACTGATATAACTCTGGTAGATATCTACTAAACTGTATATTATCACCAAAGCCCTGTTCACTATAGACGAGTATATTTTTTCCTTGTGGGTCTTGACCTTCCCACAATTCTATATCAGACAACCTGTCTTCATTGGTATCAAAGTTTTTACCAAGACGCCACGCACCATTTGATTTTGAGTCAACATACTCAAAACCGTTTTTGAAATCACGCAACTTGAGAAAGTGCATCCCAATACTAAGATTGACTTTAGAGGAGTCGTATCCTAAGTCCCTAGCTTTTTTATAACAAATGAGCGAATGGTCAAAGTGACCCAAGTCGTGCAGAACAACCCCTAAGTTGTAATATGACTTTGCACGGTCTGGGTCAAGTTTGACTATTCTCTCATAACATAAAGCAGATTTTTCAAAACACTCCTCTTGAAAAAGGTCAAAAGCGAGGTGGTCTAAAAAATCAAGTTCAGACGTTTGCTCTTTTTGCATACTGGTCATATTCTGCATTAGTGTTTTCTATGAGCATGTAGTTTTCATCCCAGTTGAAGGCCTCTTTGACCACAGCTGAAGATAAACCTTTATATGTCTTGTGAAGAATCTTATCCTTCGCATCAACAATCATAAATGCTTCACTTTCATGAAGACCCTCTAACATCTGAACAAACATCATCTCACGCTTGTTTTGAGTAAGTGCGTTATTACCGCCTTGAATAAAATTATACAACTTTCTAGCCTCTGATGCTAATACGGTATGTTCTGTTCCCTCTGGTGCTTCATTAGGCGAAAAAGGAACTGGACCCTCTGGCAATTGCCAGACAATCTTTGGGTCAAACGATGACTTCAAAACCATGCGAAGTGCATCGCTATTGTTCTGTTTCAAATATTCAACCTTTTGTTTTTTAGTTTTCAACTTTCCGACTTTAGTTAAAACTTCGGAAAAGAGTGGTGTATAAGCCATAATTAAAAATCTCCTATGTTATCCATCAATTCATTTAATTTATTCTTTATAAAGTAATTTAGTAGTTTACTACGGTCACCTTCTGGAGCATCTTGATATGATTTTATACACTCAAGATGCAAGTCTTCTGGTGACTCTTTCAAATCAATCAGTTTTTTGTTTCTCTGGTAGTTTCTTTTTACCTCGTCATTTGGTAAAAACTGTTCACACAAAGGTCCGGCCCACTCTGAAATCTTTTTCTTACTTAGTGGTCTTTGTCGTAGTCCATCAACAAAAGTATTATCTGGAGACAGAACATTTGGAACACCATCACTTGAGTCTCCTTTGAGTATGTGCTGATACAAATACTCGTCAGGGTCTTCACCGTTGATAAACTTTTTCGTGATGGGACTATATTGTTTTACATTCTTGAATTTATGTAACTGAATGAAATCTTTGTCACCAGACAGGATGAGTGTCTTACCATTATCAAACTCTAACTCACCGCACAGTGTGGCAATAATGTCATCAGCCTCTGCGCCATACACTTCCAGAACTTTATATGGAAAGTTGTCTTTGATTTCTGACTTGATAGCATTTAAACACTCAAAGATGTCATCCCAATCATGACTAGATGTTTGTCTAGACTTTCTTCTTCCAGCTTTGTACTCTGGAAAGTATTCTCTTCTCCAGTAATGTTTAGAGTCGTAACATATGACAAGTTCACCGTACTCTCTAAAATAACTCTGACGATACATACGGAGAGAGTTGAGTATCATATGACGAACCATACCCACATCAACACTACTGCGTTTTGTTATATTTAAATGCATCATCACACTTGCCAGACTTATCTGGTTCATATCAACTAAAATCATTGTAACCTCATATCAGCGTTGAAACTCATGCTTCTTCTTTCTCCCTTACATTTAAAGGGATATACAAAATGTTTTAAGTATGCCGGGAAAACCAAAAACTTTCCCGCTTCTGGTTTAAACTTGATGGCTTCTGAACGTAAGTCTAAATTTTCTCCAAACGAATATTCAATCAAACCATTACATGGATAATGGTCGGTAAAATCTTTTTCCCACTCAGCGTCCATACCCTCTGGAATTTTTAGGTATATCACAGCTGAAAAATCACCACTGTGATGATGGTAAGGATTATAGTCTCCAGCGTATTGACTAACTATCCAACTATCTCTTAGATGAATATTTTTTGTTGTTGGTATTATCTTTTTACGACCACTCATAGACAACCACTTTTTTGCTCTGTTCTTCTTGACAACTTGTTTGAGATAATCAACACAACCTTGTTTCATAGTCTTAAATAAAAACTCTTTATCCTCACCCTTGGGAGCAGGAATTCTTATCTCCTTATGAACTTTACCCACGAGCTCAGATGAGTGATCCCACTGTATGCTTCTTTGTTCGTTAGACAAAACTGCATCACCGATTGTATTCATAATATTAACAAACTTGGTTGGAACCCTTGTCTCCATAATGATCGGACTAAATGGTTCATAAAATTCAGTTTTCATTATAACCTCAAGCCGGTTCTGGACTCTCTTCTTCCTCATCATTTTTTATTGACATCTTTTCAATCAACTCTAGATTGACTTTACCCTGCGCCGTGTCCTCATCATCAACCGTAACTTCTGTTAGAGTTTCCATGATTCCATTCATCGGGTGAAACAATCCCATGTCTCTGTAAACTGAACCCTTAACAGCTTCAACGACAAATGATATATCCTTAATAAAACTTTTTGTAGATACATCTACACCATTTTCACCCATCGTATGTATCATTTGCACCAATAGACTCTCAGTCAAGTCATCTGCAAACATGAGATTTTCTTGGAGAGCAATAATGTCAACGTCAGGAACTATGATTTCCCTTTTTGACTTTTTCTTCCACGGTCCTTTTATTACGTTTGCGTTTTCTTTTGGTTTTTTGCACATCGGCATCTTCTACTCCATTGTCTACGTTGTACATATCTTGTGAATAAACTGTTCCTAACATTGAATAGTAAACTCCAACATTAAATTTTGGTTCACCTTTTTTAGGGCCTGACCAATAATATGCTTGTGCCGTGCATATATATCCTATCTTTTTTTCTTGATGCTCACCATAAAACAAATCAACCCAATCACCATCTCGCAGATACTTTTGCATATTGCGAACATACCCCTCATGAGATATTCTACGAGCAGTTGCACCTTTGACACCAGACCTCTCGTTTTTACGTTCAGCAGCTGCAAGTTCTCTTTGTGTCTTAACCCACTTTTTTACCTTCTTCGGATTTATTGGTGCGTCCTCTGGTAGATTACGCAAACTTTCATGAACACCAGATTGACCATAGTTAGGATTTTTTGCAGCACGAGCTTCTCTTGCTTTTGCAAGACGTTCTGCTGCAGCCTGTCTCTGTCCCTCTGTCATAGGTTTGCGTTTCTTACGGACCTTTTTTTTCTTAGAGGGGTCAGTCCAACCAGAGTTGTCTGTCTTTGATTTTATCTTTTTTGCCATGGGATTATTTATCCTACTTTAAGTAATGTCCAACTAAACCATTCATAAGAATAGTAACTCCAATCGCATTGACGATTATCAACGCACGATCATTCCACATGATGGAAACAACCAACCAACCAGCGATACCTATTGCTTGAACAATAATATTCCAAGGAAACATATTGTTTGACGCAAAAATCATACCCACGATGAGAACAATAGAGGATACCCATTTTATATACCAATCAATGGTATGAGTGGGTGTAACCGTCTTTGAAGCAATCTCATGTGGTTTCAGTTCTATTTCTTCTGTTCTGTTTTCAGAGTCCATATTCATCTAACCTTTTGTTATTATCCTTAATCCATCTTTGCCGACCAGCAGCTGCTTTCCTTCTTCGTTTTTCACCTTTAGTTTCATGATACTCTTTTCTTCTCATATCATTAAACAGACCGTCTTGTTGCAATTTCTTTTTTAGGACACGCAACGCCCCATCAATATTGTTATTACGGACTTCAACTCGCACTTAATTTCTCCTCATTGTAGCAACCTCTGTTGCTTGTTTTTTACCACGCACTGGTACTGCATTAGATTTATGCATCTGTGCAATCCCAATAATCTCATCACCAGTATAGACCTTTTCTTCTTTCTTCGCAGAAG